GCCCGCGCCACCAGCCGCCGCAGTCTTGCGAAGGGCATAATCGAGCTTGTAGGTATCAAAGCTGGCCACCGTCCCAACAAGCGCGCGGCGCAGGGCGTTATCGCTGGTTTGATTGCCGAAGGAACGGGTCACGGCCTGAAGGTTGCTCGCCATGCCGTTATAATCGCGTGTGGAAAGCGCCAGATAGCGGTCCTCCATCATCACGCCTTGCTCGTTCATAATGGCTTCGCACTGCGCCACGTCATCAAAGCCGGACGCGGCAACCGTGCGCTTCACAAACAACGTGCCTTGCAGCGCCGCCACGTTCATGATCGCCACGTTGATGTCCGACGCCAGCTTTTGCTTGGCCGCATCGCCCAGGCGTTGCTCCTGCAAGGCATCGCGCAATTCGGTGCCGGTCATCACCCATGGCACGGAGCGCTGAAAGCCAATCGGCGCCGGGACGGTCAATTGCGTGTAATCGTCGAAGTTGGCGGTCATATCGGTGCCAGCGTAGCTCGTCGCGATGTACGGCTGCGGGCGCCAGATGATGTTGTTTGTGCGCTCCATCATCACCTGATCGGTGTTGTAGATCGCCACATTTCGGGAAAGAACAAGCGCGTCCTGAAAGCCCTCAAGGATATTCTCGAAGGCAATGCGCTCTTCTTTGCTAAAACTGTTTGCCATGTTTCATAGCCTCATGATTGAGAGATGGGGATTGTTGCCATGTCTCACCCATAAGGCCGGGCGGCTGCCGTTCTATGCCCTCTGCGAATTACGGCTCGCGACACCTAGGCGCTGACAATCTACGCCAGCGCCCGGCTTGGCGTCAATTACTTTTTTGCCGCCTTCTGGCGCTTATAGGCAATCACCTTAGTCATATCGCCAGTCTTGGCGGCTTCATCGCGCAGCCTTTCCAGGGTGCTATCCACGGCGCCGGATACGGGAACGCCGCCGGTTGACCGGATTTGCTTCTCGGGCGCGGGTGGCGCCTTGCGGGGGGTGACTTTCAATTGTGCCTCCAATTTGGCTACGGCGAAGGTGAATTTGACGGGATCGGTAATGGCAGCCAATTCCTTGGCCTTGGCCGGGCTTCTACCCATGGCGTAAATCAACAAGGCAGGATTTTCGGCGCCTGCCACGATGATGCTTTGCTGCGGCACGCTAAACGTGGATTGCGCCACCGCTTCGGCTTCTTCATAATCCGGCACCCGCAATTCAGCCTTGGCCCTGCCGTAGCCTTCCAGCTTGGCTTGCCAGGCTTTTTGTTGCTCCTGTTCCGTTTGAAGCTGGCGCGTGATTTCAGCATCGGCATTGCGCTTGCGTTCATACCAAGCTGTAATTTCGCGCTCATACGCCTCGGTATCGTAATCGTGATCTTCAAGCGTCGGCTTCTTGCCGGGATCGGTTGCGGGCGGCGGGGTTGCTTCCTTTGCCGCCAGCTTGTCGCGCAATTCCTTGATTTCACGCTCGCGCTCGCGGTTGACGCGGCGCAATTCCCGCACCCATTCAGGGGCTGCCTCGGGCGGCTCGGGGGCGGGTTCATCGCCAATGGTGACGATTACCTCCTCCGGATCAGAGGCTGGCGTTTCGGGATCGGGCGCATCAAGCGGTGCAACCTGCGCCTCAATCTCAAGGTCAGGCTCTTGCGTCTGTGTTTCGCTCATTTTGGATTCCTGTCTCACCCTTCACCGGCAGGGCGGATGCCGTTATTTCTTCTTTCGCGCGGCGCGCATGTTATCCACAAGGTTTGGATACGGGCGCCCGGCTTCCTTTGCCATGGCCTTTGCCGCAGCCTTTTGCTTGGGCGCCAGCTTCTTGTCGCCCTTGGTGGGGTCTTTGGTTTTCCATACGGGCTTTTTCATTTTGCCTTGTTCCTATTGCTTATGGCCTTCGCCTTTGCCTTGGCGTCGGCTTTGCTTGATGCACCCCAGGCTTGCAGGGATTTCAGAAGGCGCGTGGGCTTGCCTTCCGCGTCACGCTCCGGGCCGGGCATGTTTCCCATGCGCGCCAGAAAGGAAGCCCGGCGCGGGTTATCGCCAGCCTTCACGGGCGGCTTTAGGTCCGAACCGGGATTTGCCTTCTCATAGGATCGGCGCCCGGCTTCATTCAGGCCGCCTTTCGCGTTCTTCCCGGCCTTCCGGGCCCAAGCTGGCGATTTCATGCTTTGCCTTTCAATGAAAAACAATCTCTTCGCCATCATCTATCAGCAGTTGCATTGCCGCCATGACAGCGGCCATTTCTTCGCGTTCCTGGGCTTCCTGCCGGCGCTGTAGCTTGCGCCTGGCAGCCTGCAATTCGCCCCGGACCATATCGGCCACGAACTCAGGCGTTGCGCTCACCGGCGGGGCGATAGGCTCCATGGCCATGCGCTCGCCTTCAATCTCCACCTCTGCCACCGGGGCAGCGCGGCGCGGGCGCGGGACGGGCTGCGCTTCCTCTTGCGGATCGGGCAAGGTGACGCTGGCAAGGTATCGCGCGGCGTCCTCTGCCCGGTCAAAGACCTTGCCGTCTACCATATAAACGGCGCGCTTGCGGCCTCGCGGCGCGTTGCCAGGACCGCCGCCGCCGATAATCTGTGGCGGCGGCGGTGGTGCCCCTTGCGATTGAAGAAGCGTCAGCAGCGTCACGGTTTAGGCCGCTTGCAGCCTTACCAAGACCGCCTCGGCCTCGGCAATCTTTAGCGTCAGGCTCGCCACCATTGCCACATCGCCCGCGCTTTCGGCGCTTGCAAGCTGCCCGCGCAAAGTGACGATGCGGTTTTCCTGCAACCTTATGTGGTCAGATAAATCGCTCATTTAAAATTCCTCATGCAAAGAACAAATCGCCAATAACATCGCCAGCCGCCACCGCCGTAGCGTCAGCATCAGCGGAGCCGGTCACGATGGTCAGGCCGATGCCCGTGGTGAAGGCAATGCCGCCTTCAAGCGAAAACGTCACCGTATCATTGGGCGGCAGCGCGATAGTGCGAACCACGCCCGTCCCGGCAGTTGGCGTAGTCGTTTGATTGTGCAGTTTCACATACCGATATGCCGCGTTCGTGTTGGCTAAGCACCAGCCAAGCACACGGCCCGCGCCAGCCTTGACTACCGTGGCATTGGTGGACGCCGCCGATACGATATGGGCACCAGACGCGGCGCCTGTGGCATTGGCGCGGTATTGCTGGCCCACGTCACCGATGGCCGCCGTGCCTGCCACAAGCGCTGGCTGCGTAAAAGATACAACCGCCGTGCCTGTGATTGCCACCGGAAGCGGGGCCGCGTTACCCATAGGCCTTATGCCAGCGATATAAGTCGGGACGTTGGCGTTGTCCTCAATGCTCAGGAAGCCAATCGTCCAAGTCGTGCCAGATGCTGGCGCAGTGGTGCCATTCTGCGACCAGACATAGAGATACAATTCTACGTCATCATCGGGAATGTTTTCGATCCGGCTGGCGCGTGTGGTGACGGTTGGCGTAACGACGGAGGCAACCAGCGCGTCAGCCCAATAGATATTGCGCCCATCAGCGGCCACTTGCATCACATGACCGGGCGACGCCGTTGTGTTGATCGTGGCTACCGTGTCGCTGCTATTCCACCCACGCCGTTGCGCGTCTATGTTTGCGGCAGTCGCTGACGTTCCGGTGTAAAGTGTACGAACCCAATTCCAACCAAACAGGTCCACCGTGCAGGAACCGGAAGCAGGCCAGCCCGCGACGGTGAAGTTGATCGTATCCACGCTTGGGATCGAAGCGATAGCATAGCGCCCTGGGACGCCCGCCGCGCCGTTAATGGCGCCGACAAACATGGACTGCCCGACATTTTCAGCCGTGAAGCCGTGCGCGACTTGGGTAACAGTGATGGACGTGGCGCTGTTGATCGTGCAGGCCAAGCCCTCGCCAACAATATCCGCCAGCATCGCATGGAAATTGTTGTTGGCGATGCGTTGCGAAAGGATTGTCTTGTGGCGCTGAATGAAGGCACCGCGAAAGCTCGCTATCGACCGCGCCAAAAACTCGCTGTTTGCCGTGGTGCCAGCCGCAACCACAAGGTTACTGGATGACTGCGAAACCGTAATGCCTGTCCCAAGGCGCCGCTGCGTCAATTCCGATGCCAGCAAACCGGACCCGGAAGCAGAAAATTCCACGCTCCAAATATCCGCAGGCGCCTGCCGCACCACCGCGCCACGGTCGCCATAAAGCGGATGCGTTGTTATCACGTCGGGCTGGTTGGCCGCAGTTGCTGCGCCCGAAGGCAACGGCAGGGAAGCCGCCGAAACCGGCACCGCGACCGCCCGCAATTCGGCATCCGTCAACGGGCCAGATACCGGCACCGCACTTGCGCGAAGCTCCGCATTAGTCAATGCGCCGGTTACCGCAATGCCACCGGGCGCCGTTACTGGCATCGGATTGGCCGCGCTTACATCAACCGCAACGCCATCACCGCCGACGCCAAGCTTTACCCGCTGATGAAGAACGCCGCCGATCTCATCAGCCGCAATGGTGGCGCCAGTGCCGGGCGTATAGCCTACATTGTCCACCATTAGTCCTCAATCCTTTCGCCAACATAGGAACCGTCAGCCGCCTTCCGCACCACCACCTTAGCCTTGCGGGATTTCTCGGATTGCGCGTGATTGGCGTCCAGCTTATCCACCATCTGGCCTTGGCTTTGCGCCAAGCTTTCGATGGCCGCGCCAGCATCAGCAAGCGCCATACTCATAGCCTCAATGGCCGGCGCCATGATCCTTTGAATGCCGCCGTTCTGATCAACCACAATCAATGGCGGGTTGCTGTTGATTTCGCGTTGCGGCGCTTCCACCACGGCGCGGGCTTTCTCCCGCTCCATCTCCACCTCGGCCAGCGCCTTAATGCGCGCCACATCGGCATTCAATCGGGCGGTTTCAGCCTGAAGCCTGGCCTTTTCCACATCGGCGTCAATTTTGGCAACCTCGCCGGCCTGCTTTGCCTGGATCATCTCAGGCGAGAACTCCGCCGCGATCTTCTGCGCCTCCGCCTTAATCTTCTCGGCCTCGGCCAATGCTTTCTGCGCTTGCGTGATCAGATATTGTTGTTCCGCCGTCGGGGGCGGCGGCTGTTGCGCGGCTTCCGCCATCGCTTTTGCCTCTTTTTCCGTTGGTTTCAGCACGCCCGTTTGCACAAGCTGCTTGCGGAAATACTCGCGGAAATCATCAATGCCCTCGCCTTCCATGTTCATAATGGCCATGGCTTGCAGAACCTTTTGGGTTTCCGGATCTGGCGTAATGGCCATCATGCCAGTCAGGGCGCGCACGGTTGCCGCACGCTTACTAAAACTGGACGGGCCAACCGTCACCGCAACGTCAAACTCAGCGTCGGATAGGTCATTCTCATGTTCCACCTCGCCGTCAGCGCTCATGATCGGGCGCATAAGCTCGACAGTGGAAAGCTCGCTTTGCGCTCCGATGCCTTTCATCTTGCGGCCTGGCTCGACAAACACATCCTTGGCCATCGAAAGCCAAATCTCACCGCACCGCTTTACGGCCTTACCCATGTTGGAAAGGTAAATGTAAGCTTGCATGTCCAAGCGCTGTTGAATCATCTCCACCGCTTTGCCGGAAATGTTCGATACCATCTTGTCGGCTTGCTGCGCCGATCCAAGGATTTCCTGCATATCCTGCTCGGTCACGGCCAACATGCCAGCCAAGGCAGGCGGGATTGCCGGCGGCTTGGTATAGGCCATTGGCCCGGCGGGTTGCTGGTTTCCGCTGGCGTCTGTGATCGGGTTTAAAAGCAAGTAGGGATAATTCTTCAGGTTATCTTGCGACCACATTTCTTGATGGCCAAGCACTTGTTCCGGCGTCAGTATCGGCTTTTCAACACTGGAAAGCGCCGCAATCTCGCCCAGCTTGGAAAGCTGCATATTCTTTAGGCGTTGCGAATCCTTTGCCAACCGCACATGACCCATGCACCGTTCGACGTTATCCACAAACCATCGCTTGCCATAAACCGGAACAATCGGGATATTCCTCCCGGAAATGTAACCGGCATCTTCAAGCACTTTGGCGCCGCTCAGGATGTATTTCCGCACCTTCCGGCGCTTGACGCGCTTACGGCGCATTTCCCGCGCGCCGGTCGCAGCCAGGCGGTCCTCAAGCTCTTCGTCTTCGTCAAACTCGGCTTGGGAATGCTTTTCCTCTTCGCCGTCAAGCGTCCGGAATATCCGGATGGTTTCGGAAACCTCCTCCACCTTGTAATATTCGGCCACATAGACAACTTCGGGCGTTGCCCAGTCAAACTCTAGCTGTTGGATTTCCTTCGGCCAGCTTGCCGGGCTGTCATTCCATTCGCGCTCATAGGCCTGGGGCGTCATGGAAGTCAGCACAAAGCAGCATTTGGCGTCCGCCTTGTCCTGGCGCTTGGCGTCCAGGTCGAACCATACGGAACTGTCAGCATCGAAGATCGGCTCGATCCGGATGCGCTGCTTATCGTCGTCCTCATCTTCCTCGTTTACGTATTCCGTCCGCAAGCGCCAAGCGCCAAACCCGCCGCCAACCGCCTCTTCAAAGGCGTTGTCATAGGCTTCCTCTGCCACGCTGTCCTGTTCATCGGCGCGATATAGGTCGTTGCAGGTCTCGGCTAGGGGGTCATCTTCCTGGCCATCCTTGGACACAAAGGATACCGAGATCCGGTTATTGCGGAACTCGTTGAAGATGCGAATGACGGAAAGGTGAACCTTGTTCACCTCAAATTTAGGCTTGTTCTCGAATTGCTCCGAAAGCGGGCCTTCCCATTGGGCGCCGGCAATGGAATAGAAGCGCCGGTCTTTCAGGCATTGCAACCGCTCATCCCGCAATGCGGATTGAATGCGGTCAAACTCCGCCATGGCCTCCTGGTGGAGGTTTGCCAAGGCCTGCTCTTTGGATATGCGCGCCATGGTGGAGCATTTAGCCCCAACGATGGGCACTTGGCAAGGGTATAATTGGGGGGCGGGTTTCTACCTTGGCGCGGCGCACGCCCTCGCAGGCATAGCGCAAGGCATCTATGACGTGGTTTTTCTTATCTTCAAGGATCGGCAGGATGCGGTCAGTCAGCGGGTCGCGCTTGTAGGAATAGAGCGTCAGCTCATCAATCGTGTGAACGCATCGCGGGTGAACCACGATGTCATAGGATTTTAGCCATTCCACCCCTTCCTCTAGGGATCGCGGCCCCTTTACCGCAGGGAAAATGCGCGGAAACCCGTGCTTTCGCATGTGCGAGATAGTCTCGGGCCGGGCATTATCGGCGGTCATCGGCCATTTCTGGGCCTCAGGTATGGTCATAAACAACTCGGGCAGGTTCACAATCTCGCACCCGACCTGATAGGCTTCATAATCCACATAGAGCGTCCGGCCT